TTCCCATATACCTCTGTGCTTTACACCACGCACAGCAGCACGGAAGAAAATCCGAGGGCAAGAATTGTCTGCCCTCTGACCCGTGATGTAACGCCGGAGGAGTTTGTTGCCGTATCCCGTTATGTGGCACAGATGCTCGGCATCGATTACTTTGACGAGTGTTCCTATCTTCCCAATCAGCTGATGTATTGGCCGTCCACTCCGCAGAACGGTGCATTTGTGTATAAGGAAACGGACGGCGGTTGGATTGACCCCGATGAAATCCTCTCTGCACATCCGGAATGGACTGACCCTACAAGACTGCCTACTTCCGCCAGGGAGAGTAAGGCAAACAGCGTAACACAGCAGAAAGTGCAGGACCCGCTTTCCAAGGAAGGCGTGGTGGGTCTTTTCAATCGTGTGTACCATCCGATTTCCAAAGCACTGGAGATTTTCCTGTCGGATGTATATGAGCCGACCGATAACGAGAGCCGTTGGCACTTCATCCAGTCAAGCAGTATGGCAGGCGTGGAAATCAAAGAAGATAAGTTCGTTTACAGCCACCATGCCAAAGACCCTGCATACCTCAAACTTTGCAACGCTTTTGATATTGTCCGTATCCATAAATTCGGCGATACGGATGACAAAAAATCTTTTAATGCTATGTGTGAGTTTGCCATGCAGCAGGATGATGTAAAACTCCTTGCTGCCAATGAAAGACTGGCACAGGCAAATGTGGATTTTTCCGTTGACGGTGATGAGGACTGGAAGAAAAAACTCCGCTATCAGCCGAAGACCAGTCTGCTTGAAAACAGCGTGTATAACTTAAACCTCATCTTAAACAATGACCCTGATTTCAAAAACTTTGCATTCAATGAGATGGCAAACCGTATTCAGATAACAGGTTCTCTCCCTTGGGAGCGTCCTAAAGGAAATGCATTCTGGCGTGATGCAGATACGGCACAACTTAAGTCTATCATTGACATCCGCTATCTGCCGTTTTCCAGTCGTAACCATGATGTTGCTTTTACCAAGGTTGCCGATGACCGACACTTCCACCCTGTCCGTGACTATCTTGACAGTCTGCCGGAGTGGGATGGCGTAAAGCGTGTGGAAGACCTCTTTATTAAATATCTGCAGGCGGATGATACGGAATATGTACGCACGGTTACAAGAAAAACCTTTGCAGCCGCTGTTGCCCGTATTTATGTTCCCGGCATCAAGTTTGACTGCGTTCCCGTGCTTGACGGTGAGCAAGGTATCGGTAAGTCCACCATTGTGAAAGACCTTGTGGGTTCGGAGTATTATTCCGAAACACTGTCCCTTACGGATATGGATGACAAGTCCGGTGCGGAAAAACTACAGGGATTTTGGGCAGTGGAAATCGGCGAACTTGCGGGTATGAAAAAAGCCGACATTGAGAAAGTGAAAGCGTTCCTTTCTACCTGCGATGACAAATACCGTCCTTCCTACGGTCGAGTGGTGGAATCCCATCCAAGACAGTGCATTATCATTGCTACGGTTAACGGTGAGCGTGGATATCTGCGTGATATTACGGGGAACCGCCGTTTTTGGATTATCAAGGTGCATCAGAAAAAGCAGAAAAAGACCTGGAACTTTACCGATGAATACCGTCAGCAGTTCTGGGCAGAAGCCAAAGCCATCTGGAAATCCGGCGAGAAGCTGTTCCTTGAGGGTGATGTTCTTGCGGAATCTGAAAAGGTGCAGCAGTCTGCGATGGAAGTGGACGAGCGTGTTGGTATGGTGGAAGAGTATCTGAATGCCTTACTGCCGACCGATTGGGACAGTATGGATTTGTACCAGAGACGAAACTTCCTGCAGGGCAGTGAGTTCGGACAGCCTGATCACAAAGGTGTGGTGGTACGCACGGAGGTCAGCAATCCGGAAATCTGGTGTGAGTGCTTTGGCAAGAATCTGCAGGAACTGAAACCCTCGGACAGCTATGCCATTGCAGCACTGATGAGTCAGATTAGCGGTTGGGAGCGAACCAATTCTATCAAGCGTCAGCCGATTTATGGCAGGCAGCGACTTTACAAATTCGGAGGTTAAGAACACAAGATTGCGACACAACACAACTATTCTCCTTATATTAGAAATGGTTGTTTTTAAGGGTAAAGGTAAAGGCACTCGTGTATAGGCGCGTAAGAAATATATAGGGAATAGTTGTGTAATTGTGTTTCTTGTGTCAGATGGGAGGCAGACATGAGAGAACAGATGATAGAGAAAAAATTCACGGATGCAGTGAAGAAAATGGGAGGTCTTGCACCGAAGTTTGTAAGTCCCGGTTTAGATGGTGTGCCAGACCGACTTGTGCTTTTGCCGATGGGAAGAATGGCATTTGTGGAATTCAAGGCTCCCGGCAAAAAGATGCGTCCTTTACAGATAAGACGAAAAAAGCAATTGGAGAGCCTTGGCTTTTCCGTTTACTGCGTTGACAGTGTAGAACAGATTGGAGGTGTGACCCGTGCAATACAATCCTCATGAATATCAGACCTATGCAACAAACTTTATATTGGAACATCCGGTGGCTGCAGTTCTCCTTGAGATGGGTCTTGGCAAGAGCGTCATCACACTGACAGCCATTTACGAACTGATGCTGAATCGCTTTGAAGTAGAAAAGGTGCTTGTGATTGCACCTCTTCGTGTAGCAAGGGATACCTGGCCTGCGGAGATTGAAAAGTGGGAGCATCTGAAAGGTCTTACCTATTCGGAGGCAATCGGAACGGAGGCAGAAAGGCTTGCTGCCTTAAGACGTCCGGCACACCTGTATTTAATCAACCGAGAAAATGTGGACTGGCTTATTACAAAAAGCGGTATCCCCTTTGATTATGACATGGTGGTGATTGATGAGCTTTCTTCCTTCAAGTCCCATGCGGCGAAAAGGTTCAAAAGCCTTTTAAAGGTAAGACCAACGGTAAAAAGGATGGTGGGACTTACGGGTACACCATCAAGCAATGGTCTTATGGATTTATGGGCGGAGTTCCGTGTGCTTGATATGGGTCAGAGGCTCGGCAGATACATCACCCACTACCGAAATAACTTCTTTGTGCCAGATAAGAGAAATCAGCAGATGATTTTCTCCTACAAACCAAGACCTTGTGCGGAGGATGCCATTTACAGACTGATTTCGGATATTACGATTTCCATGAAATCAGCGGATTTTCTGAAAATGCCGGAATGCATTATAAACGAAGTCCCTGTTGCCCTTTCGGAAAAAGAGTGGTCGGTGTATCAGGCACTGAAAGAGGATATGGTGGTAGACCTTAAGGATGAGGAGATTGATGCCGTCAACGCTGCGGCACTTTCCGGGAAACTTCTTCAGATGGCAAACGGTGCCGTCTACAACGAAGAAAAAGAGGTCATCCATATTCATGACCGAAAACTGGATGCCCTTGAGGATTTGATTGAGGGTGCAAACGGAAAGCCTGTGCTTGTGGCATATTGGTACAACCACGATTTGCAGAGAATCAAGGAGCGTTTTTCGGTAAGGGAAATAAAAACAAGCCAGAACATCAAGGATTGGAACAACAGCGATATCCCCGTTGCCGTTATCCACCCTGCAAGTGCAGGACACGGCTTAAATATCCAGTTCGGCGGTTCTACGATTATATGGTTTGGGTTGACCTGGTCACTGGAACTGTATCAGCAGACCAACGCCCGCCTTTACAGGCAAGGTCAAAATGAAACGGTTGTGATTCACCACATTATTGCCAAAGAAACCATAGATGAAGATGTAATTGTAGCACTTACTAAAAAAGAAAAAACGCAAGCCTCTTTAATTGATGCAGTAAAAGCAAAATTGGAGGTGGTGCGATGACCGACCCTTATGAGCAACTTGCAAACGCCATTATTCTGCAAGCTGTCAAGGATTATAGGGATGCCTTGAAAAAACTCAAAAAATGGCCAAGAAATGAATCAGCCCAAATTATTAAAGATGAGGTGGAGAGGTTCTTCCACTCTGCGTGGTATAGAGAACTTACCTCAGTGGATGGAGAGTATTTAATCTCCAAATTACAAGCGGAGGTGGATGAACCATGAAAGTAAAGGAATATTTAGGACAGACATACCGCCTTGACCAAAGAATCAACTCGGATATTGAGGAACTTGGGAAACTGAGAGAAATGTCGAGCAGTATCGCATCCCCTTGTCTGGAGGAGCGTGTGCAGACTTCAAGAAATACGGATGCGCCTTTTGTACGCAGCCTTATGAAGATTATGGAACTGGAAGATAAAATAAACGCAGAAATCGACAACCTTGTGGAACTGAAAAAGCAGATACGCAGCGTTATTGATGAGGTTGCCAATACTGATGAGCGTATGGTTCTGCGTTACCGTTATATCCATAACCTTACCTGGGAGCAGATTGGGGATGAACTCCATGCAGACAGAACCACGGTGTACCGTTGGCATAACAGCGCCCTGAACCATGTGGTGATGCCGGAAAACCCCATCAAAATATAAAGCCTGCACACTTTGCAACACTTTGCAACAAGATACCACAGCGGCATTTATGATATGATATAATCAGCGAAAAGCAGAATGAAGTAAGCCTTGAGGGAGCAATCCTTCAGGGCTTTTCTTATGCCCAAGGGAGGTGAAACGAGTGCCAAGAAGACCAAAGCGTCCCTGTTCTTTCCCAGGCTGTCCCAACCTAACGGACGGGAGGTTCTGTGAGGAACATCAAAGCCAAGAAAACAAACGCTACGAAACCTATGACCGTGACCCCGCTGTGCGTAAGCGTTACGGCAGAGCGTGGAAAAGGATAAGGGATTCCTATGCGGCTGCCCACCCACTGTGTGAGAGGTGTCTTAAGGAAGGTAAGTATGTACCGACCGAAGAGATACATCACAAGCTGCCGTTGTCACAGGGTGGAACTCATGCAAGAGAGAATCTGATTGCTCTCTGCAAACCGTGTCATGCAAAGATACACGCAGAAAGCGGCGACCGTTGGCATAATCACTGACCCCGGTAGGGCGGTCAAAATCTCCGGGACCTATATCCCGTGCAACGGGCGTGGGGTTTCGTGTGAAAAAATTGCGTATTCAAAAGGGTAATAAGGCCCGCAGACAGGAAGGCGGTGAGAAATGTGCCAACAAAATCGAATAACACAGGCGGCCGTGGCGGAAAACGTCCGGGTGCAGGTCGTAAGCCGAAGTCAAATTTAGAGAAGGCTCAGAACGGCAACCCCGGCGGTCGCAAACTTACGATGTTGGATATTCCCGATGTGGAGGGTATCCAGATGCCGAAGCCAAATGAACTGCTCAGTGCAAAGCAGCGTGACGGTACGGAACTGAGAGCAAAGCAGATTTATGAGGATACATGGAACTGGCTCAATTCCATCGGCTGTGC